CACCCTACTAGCCGGAAACGGAGCGTATCTCCCGCCGCGGACTGCGTAAGTGTCTTGGCTAAATTAAACGAAAGGATGTAGCATGTCTACTTCTAGTGATACCGGGCTATCGGCCGAACAGGTCGAGGCGGTAGAAAATATGGCGCTAACAGACGGCGGAGAAGCAACCGCCACACCAGAGACGCCGGCTGGTGAGAATCAAACTACGAACGAAACAACAGCGACTGGTGCGGAGGGTGCTGATGGCGACGGTCAACAGCAGTCCAATGGTGATTCCAAAGCTGAAGCAGAAGTCGGTACAGACACACAAAACGGGCGTCCAGACAAGCAATCGCGCCTCAATCAGCGTTTCGCTGCATTGACTAGCCAATTGCATAAGAAGGACGAGTATATCGAGTCTCTTAAGCAGGAGATGGCACGAAAAAACCAGCAAGACCAGCTTAAGCCCCCTACTCCTGATGAAGATGGTAATTACAGTGCCAGTGACATCATGGACTATAACCAAAAACAAGCCCAGCAAGCTGCCAATACTGCAGTAGAGGCAATGCAGGAACGCTTGGACGGTGAACAGGTGGCGTCGCGCTTTGACCGCGAAGAGGCAGAAATACTAAAAGCATATCCTATGCTTGACCCAAACAATGCTTCGTTAGATCCAACGGATCCGAACTGCTACAACGAAACCTTAGCTAAGGCGGTCGACAGCTATGTCCGAGGACGTATTGAGCCGCACATTTTAGCAAGGAACGTCGGAGCTCTTAAGAAACTATCGATTCGGAAGCTAGCCGATGAGTACTTAGAACCTATCATGTCTGTAGCGCAAGCCGAGCGCGAGCGTGCCCAGCAAAGCCTGCAGAACCTGAACGGACAAAGCTCTGGCATGTTTTCGTCGGCAGCAGGCTCAGGTGGCAGCGGAGATTCCATAGAGGAACTAGAGGCAAGGATCGGAAACATTAGTTTATCGTAATCCATTTGGGTGGTAGTGGTTACAGAAAGGGCTGTTTAACATGGCTGACACTACTACTGCGCAGCTTCAGCACGATCTGCAAACCTACTTTGCGAAGAAAGTCCTTCGCGGAGCGGAGTTTCAGACTGTGCTTGACCAGTTCGGTCACAAAGAAACATTGCCAGAGGCATCAAGCAAAACGATCCAGTTTACCCGTTACTCGGACTTGGATATCGTTACTAACCCTCTGACGGAAGGGCAAGCCCCAGCCGGCA